CTCCTTCCTCTGAAAAGTATTGAATGTTTAGTTTTAATAAAAATTGTTTGTTCATTGTTTCTCCTTATCCACGCTAGTATTATCCTTTCAGTTCAGTTGTGCACCACTTCTCTTAAGTAATAATCCACGCTAGTTTAATTTGACATAATAAAAAAGACCTTTTAATGTCTTATCCAGGACAAGTGCATAATAAAAACACCTAACAAGTTGTTAAGTGTTTAATAATTAGTTTGACTTTATTTCTTTTATAATTAAATCTTCCCCTAAATCCTCTAACCTTGAAATTGCTTCATCTAAGGTTAATGATTTATCGTTTTTTAGATCCAGCTCTAAATCAGATATTATTTCTAATACTTCTTTTTCGTTTTCTATGTTTCTAAATAATTCTTTTGGTAAGTACATTACTTAATCCCCTCCTCATTCATAACATTGACTAATACGTTTTGATATACAAATTTTTCCGGCTGTGTTAGTTGATCATAGTTATGAAGTTTATTAAATATATTATCTATATCCCCAATCATATAATCTCTATATTTTCTTTGACTAGGTGCATTTTCTAGAAACTTATCTACTAATCTTTCCTTATGATTCTTGATATAATCTTCATATTGCAATCCGTAATATTGCCAATCATGATTAATCTTTTTAATTTCTCCTGCTAATTTATTCCACTGTGAATCTTGACCTTTTAACCTGTCATTCCAGGCAATCTCTCCTAAGTCCACAATGTTATTAATTGAACTGTATTTTTCTAACTTCTTCAACCTCGGAACTGTATCAACTAAATACTCAGCATATGCAGGGCTTAATCTCTCTTTCACTCCCATTTTTTGCATAGCATAGTGTGCTGAGCTTTCAGCGAATGTTTCTTCAATTGCTAATGATGATTTGTTAATAAACCCTTCATCATCAGCATAATCAAATTTACGTCCGTGTCCTTTAGCGTGGTAAGCTTCGTGAAATATATTTTTCAATTGATAAGGTCTTTCCCTATCATCATTTTTCTCTAAACTATAATTAATTATTTTTAATTTATCTCCATCCTGACTAAAACCGCAAAAACCTCTTGCACCACCACTTGTATGAAAATCTATTGGTAAATCTTCTAACCCAAGTCTTTCTAATAAATCTTTTGCAATTGATGAACGGTTTCTTTTGCCGAACTTAAAGCCATCAACCATTTTTTCAAATAGGTTTCCATCTTTTATTATACCACTTTCTTCTGCTTTATCCAAGCCTCTTTCTTTCCTATACTCAGCTATTTCTTTGTCTAGCTGTTCACTGTCATAATAAGCTGCACTTGAACATTTGCAATAAGGATGCATAGGGTAGAAGTTAACTCCTACTTCTCTGTCTTTAATCTTGAAATGTTTCCCGTCTAACTGTTTGCAAATATCGCAAGCTGTAGGTTCTGAAATGTATAAATACTCATCATATCCGGCTTGTTCTATTGCGTCAAGCTGTACATCTCCTTGAACTCTAGAAGCTTCTGTTACTAGCAGCCTTTTAGCTTCATGCTTGCTAACATTGAATTGACTTCTAAGCCTTCCTATCATATCAGTTGGGTTAGCTCCTTGAATGATAGAACGTCTTAACATTGTAGCAATATTTCCCATCAAGGCTTCTTGATTAGTCCAAATGTTCTTGCTAAAGTTTCCGTACTTATAATCACTATTAACAATAGCTTTTACACCTTCTTTACTAAACCTAAGCTTAGTATCAAGTATACCGGACTGTCTAGCATATTCACTGTCAGCTAACTTCTCCAAATGCTTTTCTATGAGGTCGCTATTCTTAACTGTCATGTCTGTTAAATGAAGATTCAGCTCAGCTTTTAAAAGCTCCAGTCTGTTAATCCTCATTGTAGCATTGTAGAGTTTAAGCTGTGCGTTAGCTTCAGGAGAAAAGTCTTTCTTCTTAACATACTCTTTAGCTTTCTTCTCAAATGCTTTTACATCATGTTCAGATACTCGTTTTAAAGCTTCCTCAATTGAGATACCTTGACTTTTTGCATATCTCTCATAGAATACGTTTATTTGCTGTTCTATGTCTTCTAATGCAATGTTAAAGTTCTCTTCCATATTTGCTATGGTTACTTTTTCATCTTTAATTTGATTTAATTGGTTTGCTAACTCTCGTTTTTTCCAATAATTAAATGATCGTTTCTTCATCGATTAGCACCTCTTCGCCATCGTGTAGGTAGCTTTCTATATCTTCTTCACTCAGCCCTAAATCTTTTAAGAATTTTCTAGCTAATGCTTCGCTATAATCTCCTGATTTGAACTTTTTAAGTATGCTTGATATCTTGTACATCAATTTACCTTTGTCAAGGTCATAGTTGTTATCTAAGGTAATTGTTGGTGTATCTAGCAACTCTTGTTCATGTTTAGGGTCATCTACAATACCTGTTAATCTCATAGCTGTTTCATTTGTTACCATTCCACCTAATGATTTGAATGCATTAATAGTTTCTTCTAACGCTTTAGGTAGGTTAGGGTTAAATGTAATCTTAAGCTTAGCAATGTTAAACTCTGTTAACTCTTTAACATAATCTCCAATGTTAGCTATAAGTTGATATCTCCTTCTCAAGCTCTTTTCAAATAGTGATTGAGTGTCAACTCTTGCCTGTTCTAATCCAAACAGTTTATATTTCATTGCCTCTCCACTTTGAATCCCACTGAAATTAGTATCAGTTAAATCAGGTGTGTTTGTATATTTGTGAATGTCGTTAACTATTCTTTTCTTGAATGCTTCTACTCCGTTAACGTCGTACTGTTTATATAGGTACTTAGCATCCACTGTTCCTTCATTTCCGTTAACATCTACAGGAGGTTTTAGCTGTAGTAACCTTGCACGTCGCATTCTTCTCATGTACTCAACCTGTTTAGCACTATCTCCAACTACATCATCAGGGAATTCTACTTGACCGAATATAGCAAGTATTGCATCTGATGTGTCGGTCATATAGTTAGCTGTATCTGATTGAACTGCATCATATGAATCTATCAAAGCTAGTTCGCTTTCATAATCTCCCATCCCATCAGCTGTATTTAAATACTCTGTTATCGGAACATCTCTAAACACATGAGGCTCAATGCTTATCTCCTGATATGCTCCGTCTACCTCTTGCAGCTTAACTATTCTATCGTTTAAATAAAGCTCTACAAAATGCTGTTTGTTGTCAAATAATCCTGTTGAGTAATATCTAACACCGGCTAATAAGTTATCTTCTAGAGTGTTATCATATATTACAAATGTTCTTAAAGGATCTAATCTTTTAACTTTTGTTAGGTCTGACATTGAGCGATAAACTAAGTCATAAGCTCTACCTACTTTAGATAAATCTAGAACTAACATTCTGTTTAAGTCATGAAAACTGTTAACCTTTGCTATCTCTCTAAGTACCTCATCTGTTGTGCTGTTGTCTTCTCCATCATCATATTCAACCTGAATAGGTTTACCTACTAAATATCCTTGCTTAAATACCGCTATGCTTTTGCCAAAATTATGAATAATTCTAGTGTCAGCCATATCCTGCTCACTTCGTCTATCTTTAATTGATATCGTATGGTTATTACCTTCTGAATAGTCATACAGTTCTTGTATTCTCGGTTTTTGAACCGTGCTGTGATGTGATATAAACTCTCTTAAGACTTTATAGCCATCTAGTATTAACTCTTCTACATTATCAACTCTGTATCTTAATCTTGATTCTCTGTGAAACCTGAATGTAAGATTTTTACTTTTTCCTGTGCTATCTACAAATGTTTCTGTATAAGCCATTTAATCACTCCTTCCCAAATCCAGCCATCAGTGTCTTATATTGACTGTCTTTTTTATTCTCTTGTCCTATAAGTTTGATATATGGTATATATCCATATTGACTTGCGTTTATTGTGTGGTCATTCCTGTCTTCCGGCTCGTCTCTGTCTTCTTTCCAAGAGTATATATTTAACTCTCTTATGTGTTCTTCACAATTATCCGCAACCAAGTATTTTAGGTTCTTCATCCAACCGCTTGATGTGTTAATCCTGTTGATTATCGTTACACGTTTATCAGCATTCAGAAATTCATATATCAATCCTTTTCTTGATTTATACTTTAGTAATTCCATCATTGTAGCCTGGTCAGCGTTATCAATATAAACTTTTCTACAGAAGCCCCATTTATCTTTACAATAGTCCAGGAACTTATGCAGCTTAACTGCTACATCTGATGGTGCTATCTTGCTGTTATTAAAATCTTTATTGTTGTAATTCTTCTCTTCAAGTATTACCAACTCTCCATTGCTAGTGATACCTTGAAAGATAAATGATATTGTGTCCTCAGTCTTTTCAGAGTATGAGGTGTCAACCCCGCAAGAGTATCTGATGTATTGCTTTTTGCGGGCAGCTTCTTCAGTAATTACGTTTAGCTTCCTGTCAAACATACTGAATACTAATCCCTCGGCACGTCCTCTCAGACCTTGTATTTTGTTCTTATAAAGCTTAGTTCCTACAGCAACCGTACTTTTAATCTTTTCTTTTTTCTCTTCTGACAATCCATAATTATGGTCAAAAGAAAAAAACCAGTATGTCCATTTAGGATGTTCCGGTTCAGTTAGCATCTCTCGTATCTCTTGAGGTGTATCGTATTCATATTGAGGTAAAGCTCTAAATCTATTTATATATCTAGCATAAATAGGTAATGTAGGATCATCAGGGTTCATTGTACATATCCAATAATCACATCGCATAGTAGCTTCTTGTACAAAGTCCATATCAGCTGTGTTAATCTCATCTATAAATCCACATCCAAACTGTGAACCTAATGCTTTTTCCCACTTATCTTTTGATGAATATCCTAATATAAATATAATTCTTTCTCCGTTTGGGGTGTCGTATTTGATATGGGGGATTTTATATTTAGAATCTCCGTTCCCTTTATAATCAACATACTCTCCAAACACATCTATAATTCCTAAGTCTGAGTTAATTATATTCTTTTCAGCATCCCCTACAGATTTAGCACTGATAAAGTGCAGCTTTTGTTTACTCTTTGCTACTGCCAACATATATTTAACAATACCTACTGTAGTTTTACCTGCTGCTGTAGTTCCTTCTAATGCTTCAGCTTCAGCTTTATGTTTTAGAAACTTTTTATATTTAGGAGATAAAATGAAATCACTCATCTTTATCATCCTCTAGCTGTAGTAAGATCCCAGCAAGTTTATTTTCGCTCTTAACATTTACATCAACTTTAGATGTTGATAATCCGTATCTTTTAGCAAGCTCAACAGCAGCACTTTTTCTAGTTGCTATGTTTGGCCTAACTTCAATTATTTGTTGTACTCCATCTCCTAATCCTATTGCCATTGGTTCGGTTAATTCCCCTCGCATTGCTGCTGTGAAGAATTCTAACACCTCTTGCTGGTCAGCTATTTTTTTAGAATTAAGTTCTGACAACCTTTCATCAAGGTAAGCTTTTATTGTAGTATTTTGTAGTAGTTTTACAGCGTTCGTATTCGCATACTTTTCACTATATCCTGCTTTTATTGCTGATTGAGTAGCATTCCCGCTAATGATGTACTCATCTGCAAATTTTTGTTGTTTCAAAGTTAATTTTTTCAATTTTCCACCACCAGCCTTTCTTCTCAAAAATAAAAAGCACCTTTTACAGTGCTTTCTTACATATTATAATAAATAATAAGTTGGAGTATTTTATGAAAATTCTTACAATGTATGTTTAGCAAGTTGTTTAACGGGGGAATTTAATAACACTTTTTGCGTGTTCAACATCAATTTCTTTTTATAACCAGCAATTAAAAGAAATTTGTAATTTGTATTAACTAAAAATTTTAAAAGAGAAAAATATCAACCGTACCTTAACTCCTCCGTTAAACTCTCACATTACCATTATATCATTATACTACTTACTTTTGTTTATCTTTTCTTACTTTGTTTTATCTTTTCTTACTTTTTTTTACTTTTACTTACTTTTGGGGAAATTCTTAGGTAAATTATCAATTTGAATTACTCTCAAAGCTTCAGAATGTTTTCTGTTTCTTGTATTAGCTTCAATTCCCATTATTTGGTCTATTTCAATCCAATCTTTGCAATTAAAATACCTAAGCTGTAATAAAAGTTTATATTGGTAATCTTTTACACTGTCAATACAATTATAGATCTCTCTTTCTTTTTTAACCTGCTTAACTGTATTGTCAAACAGTTCTCTTTCAAGCATATCTACTTCATGTATTAGATTTTCCCAACTGTACTTATTACCACCTTTGATTTGTTCTTTCGCATAATCAATAGGTTTAATATTATTTTTTAAAAGATCTCTTTTTTCTCTTATTTTTTCTTCATTCGCTCTTATTATTTCTTTTATGTAGAATATTTGCGATAAATATCTTTTTTTGAGATTAGATAATCTTTCTTGCTTATCTTTCATCTATTTCTCCTTTCTTTTCTTAAGCTTCTAATAATGTAAAATCATCAATTTGTTTTCCGTCTATCCCTGTTACACGTACAGACAAAACAGAGTAATAATAGCCTTCGTTCCCGTCATCTGCATGGCACTCTGCTTGTGCTACTTCGTTTTGATTATGGAATATAGTTATATATAGTTTTTTTGTTGTACCGTAAAAATACTCTTCTGTAGCTTTGAATTTTACATCTGTTATCACGCCTTCAAAATTCTCTAGCAACTTCCAGTCGCCATAAGCTATTGCACATCAATCATTACCAGACATGTAAAACTCGACTCTTGTTCCATCTTTTAAAAATAAAACATCTCCGTTAACTTTTGCTATTTCTTTATACAATAATACTTGCTTAAGTTGTTCTAATGCATCCATCTATTTCTCCTTTTTCTACTCTGTTATTTTCTATACCGTTGCTTTTTTAATAGCATTTAATACTTCTTCAGGTGTTGCTAATACTAACAACATTCCCCATCTTGCGGTAATATTTGTTATCGTTCCTTTATCTATATCTTCACTATCTTCTTGAATCGATATAATCTCATTAGTATTGATATAAATGTCTCTTCCGTGAATATCTGATAATTTTATAAACCTTATATCTTTGTTTGATATAACTTCTTTTATTTCTCTTAATATTCCTTCTATTCGGCTTTCTCTAACTTCATAACCTAAACTTTTAAGATCCATTATTTCTCTCCTATCTTAACTATTATTTTTCTTTCTGTAGGTCTTCTAATTCTCCGTTATATTTTGGCATTTTCATCCAGTAAATAATATTATCATCAGTATATTCAAACCCTACTCCGTTATCAAATTCCATCCATGTATCAGTATATGTATCAACAAACCCTCCTCTGCATGATGGAACAGTTACTAACACTTCTTCATCAATTTCAGGCACAGGGCCAACCCACATAGTTTTATAACTGTGTTCTGTTTGTTCCTCTATAGGTAACGGCTTTACCTCTAATTTATTCCACTTCATTATTTTTCTCCTATTAACGCTAATACAATTAAACGTCTATAGTCTTCTATAGTTCTGATATCAATAACACATTCATTATCCCCTAACGGCTCTTGATCTATGTCACTTCCTGTAATTAATTCATTAATATCATTTGCTACCATTTCTTTTGTTGTTTCAATTTTTATTATTCTTTTAATCATTGTTTTAAATCTCCTTTTTATCGTATATATAAATCATTGCTGTACCACCTATCACACTTATTTCTTTTATTTCTTCGCTTTCTAGTAATGGTGGTAAATCTATTATTTCTCCTCGTTTATAAGCTTCAATATAGCTTTCCACTTTATCCGGGGTGGTTTCTATTACATCTACCCGTTTTGCGTCTTTAAACATTTTATTATCCTCCTCAAACTGCTATATCTAGGATTTACTGCTCCAGCTCTTATTTCTCGTATTGTCTTAACATGTAATCCGGTAAGAGCTGCTAATTCTTTGTTACTAACACCTTTTTCTCGCATAAGCTTATCTACTTCGTTTTTCATCTTTGCTTACCCTGTTAAAATGTTTTATTGCTAATTCGTCGATTAATGCTAACATATCTAGTTTGACTTCATTTTTTAACTGAGGATTTATATCTTTTATGCTTAACAAATCTTGTCCGTAATCTTTCATTTTCGTATCACTCATAAGCTCAAATACTTCAGATACTACTCTTGTTATCCGTTTTTTACCAAATCCATAATTAGCTCTTAGTACCCAAGCTAACACAAGACTAAACTCTGTTAACATTTCTCCTCTTGCTTCCATCCGTTGAATTTTGATAAATTCATCAGCAACTTGTTCAGCTGCTCTTTTCTTCTCTTTCTTACTACCTACTTTTGATAAACTGAAAGAGTTCTTTTTAATCTTTTTACCCATTTATTTAACACCCTCTTTGACTTTCTTAATTCTAGCTTTCAGGCTTTGCATTATTTCTTCTTGTACTCCTGCTTTGTTGTCAAGTGCTCGCATTACATCTTCATCACGTGTTCCTTGTGTTACTAAGTGATGAATTATAACTTTTTCTTTTTGGCCTTGTCTGTGTAGTCGCTTGTTGGCTTGTTGATAGTGTTCTAAATTCCATGATAGACCAAACCAGCAAACGTGGTTTCCTCCTTCCTGTAAATTAAGGCCATAAGCTGCACTTGCTGGATGTGTTAACAGAATATCAATTTTTCCAGCATTCCAGTCATCCTCATCTTGTGTAGTTTTCAACTCTTTAACTACAAGATCACTTTTTTCTAATGCTTTTTTGATTCTATCCCTATCATGTTGGAAATTATAAAACACTAGTAAACTTTTACCTTGCAACCTCTCAACTAATTCTAGGAAAGCTTCAATTTTTGCATCATGTACCTCTGTATATATTCCCGCACTATCATATACTGCACCATTACTTATTTGTAATAACTTGTTAGATAATGCTGCTGCATTAACCGCTGTTATTTCATCCTCAGCACCTTCAAGCTCAAGTACAAAATCACGCTCCATTTTGTCGTAATCTCTTCTAGCTTTATCATTTAAAATTACCGGGATCTCGTTATAAGATAAATCAGGTAATTCTAGATAGTCTTCTGACTTCATGCTTATACAAATATCAGATATTTTATTTATGATACTGTCATAAACTCCATCTTTTATTTTATAGTCAAAAATCTGACTTCTATTCCTTTTATTAGGATCCATATATTTGGCCCTAAAATGTGTAATGTATTTTTCTAATCTAGTACCTTGATCTAATAGATAAATTTGAGCCCATAAATCCTCTACTCCATTTGGGCTAGGAGTACCTGTTAACTCTATTAATCTATTAATCTTTGGTAATACCATTTTTAAAGCTTTAAATCTCTTACTCCTGCTGTTTTTAAAACTACTACTTTCATCAATCACTACTGTATCAAAATACCAGTCATTTCTAAGATATTCTACCAACCACGGAATATTCTCACGATTGATAATATACAAGTCAGCATTAACGCTAAGTGCCTTAATTCTCTTTTGTTGACTTCCTAACACAAGACTAACTCTAAAATCTTTTGTATGGTTCCATTTATCTTTTTCTTTTGACCATGTCCCCTCAGCTACCTTTTTAGGTGCTATAATCAACACTTTGTTAACTTGAAATCTATTGTATTTTAATTCCTTAATTGCTGTTAGTGTTGACACTGTTTTTCCTAATCCCATATCCAGGAACAGCCCGCATTTAGGAACATTGATAACATGATTAATTGCTGTTAACTGATATTTGTGCGGGATGAATTCTCTCACGATATCAACTCCTCTACTAACATGTCTACTTCTTCTTTATTTTTTACTTTATAAACTGTTTGGCCTAATCTGTTAAAATCTCTTTCTACTAATTTTTGCCTTGCTGAATATCTTCCACCTATTGGCCTTTTCAATTCTACAAATGCAACCGGCTTATCTTTCAATATGATAATTCTGTCAGGCACACCTGAATATCCAGGGGATTCAAATTTTAAACATAGGCCCTTTCTATTCTTAATTTTTTTTACTAAATATTTTTCAATTTGCCTTTCTAACATTTTCTTTCCTCATGTCAACTTTAAAAATTTCAAAATTTGAATTTGTAACTTGTAACTTTATTTTTCCCTATAAGTATATAAAACATAGAGATTATAGATATTATAGATTTATAAGGGGGTATATATTCCTATAATTTCTATATTTTCTTTATTTTTATAAATTATAGGGAATTTAAAGTTACAAAAGTATATATAAAACTCTATTTAAGCCTATTATATCAACGTTTATGAGGTGTAACTTTGGGTGTAAACTTAGTTATTTAAAGTTACACTCGATACGGATAAACGTTGATATAATCACATTTTGTATTTTTTCAAAGTTACACCAAAGTTACATTTGATTTTTTGATTTGTAACTTTGAAATTAGAAAGTTACACCCCAAAGTTACACTCTACGGAACCCTTTTTGAGGGCCATAAACTCCAAATCTTGATGTTTTTTCTTCCTTAACCCACCCAACTATATTACTAATTATTTGATTTATCTCTTTAGCTTCTTGACGTTTCATATACTTGATGTCTCCACGTAAACACTCTTCATAGATCTCAGCTGCACATACTTTATTTCTGAATACCAATTGTGAATCATCAACTGTATATGTTCCGGATAGGAATGAAATCCTCTTGTTCTTATCTAGTGAATACCAGTCAGGTAAGATAGGCCTGTCAAGGAATTCCTTAATTAATCCTTCTCGCATATTAACCTCTCTATGCTGCTCACGTGCCATATTGGCCAACTCTTCGGCCTCCTTGCTAAGTTGTAAGCTTTCCCCCATTACAAACAGGGTATAAGCTTCAGCCCAAACTTGATCAACTTCATTTGATAAATCATCCCAAACGCTCTTTTTAATCTCTCCTAAGCAAATATCTATTGGCCAAAAACGTCTATTACCTGTTGGGTCTTTTAGAAACTCATCATCATTAGATGTTCCGTAGAAAACACATCTTCTAGGATATTTACTTGTACGTCTTCCGTAAGCTTCCCTGTAGATATCCTCTCTTTTACTTAAGAATTGCTTAATTGCGTTTGTATCATGTCGATTCATAGCTGTAAGCTCTCCAACCTCTACAATCCAGCTTCCCTGGATAAGTTCAGAAGCTTCTTTACCTTCAAAAGTTTGTAAGCTATCGTTAAACCAATCTTTGCCTAATATAGAAAAGAATGTACTTTTACCAACACCTTGAGGGCCTGCTAATATTGTCATTACATCGAACTTTACACCACCAACAATGGCCCTTGCTACAGCTGCTACTAAACTTTTTCTAATAGCTTCCCGTGTAAATGCGTTGTCCTCAGCTCCGAAATAATCGATAAGAAGAGTATCAACTCTAGGCACTCCGTCCCAGGTAAGAGATGTTAGGTAACGCTCTACATAGTTTATTCTGTTACCATCACTTACTATTAATAAGGCTTTATCTTGTTTATCTTGACCAGTTATCTTATAAACACTTTCTAGATATCTAGCAAAAGATGCATCATCAACTTCTGACCAGTCCCTGTGATCCTTGCTTGCATCATAATGTCTATCCCATGGTAGCTTACCGAACACTAGCCCTCTGTTACTGAAAATATCAATAGCTATTTTATCTTTTAAATTTGGGTCATTCTCCAGGATTAAAACTATATTGTTGATAGTCTTTTGGATTCTACCTTCTTCATTTCTCTCAAGCTGCGTTAACCAATCAAGCTCATCATCATTTTGATTATCATCATCTCCTACTACATCAAACACATCTTTAGCATTTGATATTAGTTCACTGTTTAATAACGCTGCTACTTTATCGTCAGCAAGAGCTAGTTTTTTCATAGCTGAGTAAGAAGGATATTTACTAACCGGAGTACCCTCCTTAATATGCTCATCTAGGTTACTAAACTTATGTATTCTGATTAAATCAAAAGCATTAACTAGTTGGCCACTACATGGATCTGTTGCGTGGTGTGAGTATAGGAATTTGTTATCATATAGCACCGCACCACCTGAGGTAGTCCCACCTGTAAAGGTGTATCTATCAGGGCTTGAGGTTGCCTCGTAAAGTCCAGGTATGAAAGTTTGTATAGCTGATGTAATATCATACACCTTACAGAATGCACCAACTAATCCGTTTTTTGTTAACGGATCTTGTTGCCTTGCTAGTAGTTGTTTTTGTCTAGTATCTTGACCTGGAACATGAGGCCAAGTCGTGATATCAGTCCAATCAGCATACATATTAAGTACACCTTTTCTACTGCAAAATTGACCTGGGTAAAACTGATAAATGTACTCGCTATCTGCTGAACAGGACGGGTAGTACATAAATCTGTTAACTTCGAATGTTGTAGGGTCACAATTTTCTATTCCTAATAAACTACCTAACTTTCTAGCTATTGGCTCATACTCATCAGGTGTACAGCTTTCATCAAGAGGAATTAAAACCCTTAATCTAGGTGTATAATTGCTATGTTTTCTAGTTGAATATACAACCACTGTACAACCTAAAGCACCTACTCTTTTAAGAATGTCATCAGTCATATTAGGTTGAATGTTATCGAGATCTAAACACACAACATCACGACTTAATATATTAGTTGCTTTTCTTCGGCCATCTAATAACTTAGCACCAGTAAAGCCTCCAACGTCTTTTAATTCATCTTGTTCTGACTTTTTAAGCTTAAGAAATTCATCATATTTCTCTAGAGTTCTAACAGGAGATTTTAAAGTTTCCACAAAATCTAACCAACTAATATCTGTGTTTTGCCATATAGTCGCTTTTCTGTGATTTGCCTTAGCAATTCCTAATATTCTATTTGCTTGCACTTTTTAACCTCCTTTCTTAATCTTTCATATAATATTTAGTTTCAAATCCAGCACCTTTTAATATTAATCCTGGAGCCCAAGGTATTGGCTCAGCTAAAATATTATTTACATCTTCTAGTTTTTCATCATCGTAAGCATCTATTACCACTTCATCGTGGATATGCATTACTACATCATAATTTCTATCGTATAATCTTATCAGTGTTTCAGCTAAACAATCCCTTGCTATTGCTTGAACTATATTCTCGACTAACTTTCCACCGTATGTAGAATTAACTTCCCATTTTTTAGTTGTTTGGTTAACACCGTAATAATGTAGTGCATCTTTATTGAATTTGTTTTGCTGTAAAAATGGTTTAGGATAGTACAGTTTTCTACCACTAGGCAATTTGACAGATATAAAATCTAAACCGTACATCATATCCCATTCCCTTCTAATTTCTAAGCACTGAACAAATTGAGTTCCGTTGCCATTCATAGCTTGAATAACTGCATCTCCTACTGCATACCACAAACGGACAATATTTTTATTTGCATCCCTCCAACGAACTTTAATATCTGTTAATTCTTCACTTGAGAGCCCCATTCTATCAGCTCCCATTGCTATTAAGGCTGATTCTCCTCCTTGATATCCAAGAGCTAATGTTGCAACTTTTCCTCTTTGTCGTAAGCTGTACTCAGGGTTTCCTTTTTTAATCTTGTCAATAGGTACGTTGAACATTTGGCTTGCTGTAGCTTCATAGATTTTTCCGTGAGTAGCAAATACTTCATTAACCCACTCTTCCCCAGCAAGCCAAGCAATAACTCTTGCCTCAATAGCACTAAAATCACTTATTATAAACTTATCTTTACTAGTTATAAAAGCTGTTCTTACTAACTGACTTAGGATATCCGGAACATTCCCATATAAGAGTTTAAGTCCTTCAAAGTTTGCATTTTTTGCAAGATCTCTAGCATCATCTAATGTATTGATGTAGTTTCTAGGTAGGTTTTGAACTTGAACTAATCTACCCGCCCAGCGGCCAGTCCTATTAGCTCCGTAAAACTGTAGTAAACCTCTTACTCTATCATCTCTACACATTGCATTTTCCATAGCTGCATATTTACTAACACTAGTTTTTCCTAACTGCTGCCTTATCTCTAGAACTCTTTTAACCTTCAAAGGTAAATTATCCCTTGATAAAAGGTCTGATATATCATCTTTTGTAAGTCCTGGTAAATCTTCATCTAGTTGACTTTCTACCCAGCTTTTCAGCTGAGTTATACTATTAGGGTTATCAAGGCCTGTTATTTTCTGAGCCTCATCAGTTAATTTCTCAGTACTTTCAGCATCGATTCTTAGAACTGAATCAACTAACAATTTATCAACTTTAACACCGTTAGCATTCATCAGGATATCCATTTCCCATAGCTTCTGTTCTTTTGCGGGAACTTCAAAGGCTTTTATATATTGATATATCGTGTACTCAGCCTCCACATCTTGCTTATTATATTCACAGTAAAGCTTCCATTTATCTAAGTCATGATGTGGGTCATTCCAAGTTCTACCACCATTAGATTTAGTTGGCTTACAAGGAACTGAAAAATATTGAATTAATCTATTTCCTGTTGTTAGTTTCTTCTTATCTTCTGAAATTCCTATTGCTTTACCAGTCATTCCTAATCCAGCAGGTAAGCCTAAATATGTAGCATGAAACATTGTACATCTCCATTGAGTTATACTCGTTGTATATCCAGCCTGATTAAGGCAATACCACTCAAACGCTGCGTTGTAAGCATGTTTTATGCAATTCTGATTATTTAGTAATTCTAGAATATTATCAGGGATTTTTTCTCCTTGTTTCAAATCAACTATTTTAGTTGGGTCATCGTTTAGTTTGTAAGAAAATAGCAAAATCTCAAAATCTTCAGATTGAGCGTATTTATAAGCCCCACTTTTAGAAATGTTAACACTACTACGTGTTTCAATATCTATATTTAAATGTTGCATAATTTCCTCCTAAAATCATAAGGGGGGATAACCCCCCGATACTTTTGTTAAAGTGGTAATCCAGTAATAGGATCTACACCAAAAGTATTTTGATTTTGTTGAGGTTGTTGCACTGCTGCTTGTTGCGGATTAGGGAACGGGTTCGGATTAGCTGCACCGCCTAAAGCTGTAAATAATTTGTCAGCTGCTACAGGTGCACCTCCTAATACTTCCCCATCTCTTACTTTTTGAATGTGAGTTAAACCAAACCCTACACCTTTTTTACCTGTGTGCATATAAGGGAAAACATTAATTGCTACGTTTGCATAAACTCCTGAATATATTTGAGACTGGTCTAAAATAGGTTGAACGTTTTGGTCAACTATTTGAGGTTGTCTATCAGCGTTTGCACTTGCTGTAAATACCCAGCAACCTTTACACTCATCTCCAAAAGGTGTACCATCTTGTTTAACCCCGTCCCCATCGTGAATAGGGTTAGCTACAACCGGAGGCATTACCCCATTCCATTTTTCATTTAATCCTTTTTGAGCTGCTGCTTGAATAGCTGCATCTAATCTTTGCTTACTTGCTAAATCGCTTTTTGGTAATAAAATTGTCGTACTGTATTTAGGTGTTAAATCCGGATTATTTGAATAAGGTTTAAATACATTTACATAACTTAATCTCACGTTTTGTACTACTGCTGTTGTTTCTGTTGTCATAATTTTAAAATCTCCTTTAATATGTTAATTTAATGGTTTAAAAATGCTTGTTGCATTTACTTTATTTGATATTGCTGGTCTTTTATCATTCTCAAAAACTAAAGTAGGTTTACCTTCACTAGTAACGACCAAATCTCCTACTAAAGTTGTAAACTGTTGTTTACCTAACGCTTTTTCTAATTTAGCTAAGGTTAACGGAACTTTGTCATATATTATTGCCTCATCTATTCCCCCTTCTATTAATTTATTAATTGCCTCATCTTGATTAGTCCAAGAGCGTGAAGTTCTTCCGGCCACTGCCTTAAGTCCTTTTACATCTTCTCCTTTAAGGCACATATCTAAAGCATAAGCTTTTAAATCGGCCACCCATTTAGCGATGTCTTCTCCTCTTGAGATGTATTCGTATAACTTATCTTTAGGGATCTCATTAGGTTTTAACTTTATTTCAGATTCTAAAGATAAATTATTCTCAGCTCTTGCGGTGCAAATATCACGTGCCTTACAGAACTTACAAGCCTTAGCTGATGGAACTAATTCCCCGTTACCCCCTAATGCTTTTTCAGCTTGAACTTTGAAATAATCCCCCCACAATAACAATTCAGTTAGGGATATTTCCCAGGTAGAAAAATTATTAATTCTAGGTTGTACAATATTCAGTTCAATTTTATCTAGGTTGTAGATTAGGTTAAAAGCATCATAGGCTCCTAAAGCATATAAGATTAGCTGTTCATTCTGTTCAGATGAAACGGGAACGCCTTTACCATATTTCAAGTCAATGATTGATAATGTAGATCCATGAATTAAAATACAGTCACAAGTCCCAAATCCTCCACCAACCCATCTAGAAAAGTCAACCCTTTTCTCAATCTCAATATATGGATTAGATGAAAAGCTTAAAGCTTTTTCTTTTATAAAATCTACATAAGTATCTGTAAAAGAATCCATCTCAGCTTGATATAGCTCGTTTTCTTTTAATCTCTTGATGGCTGCATTTAGCTTTCTTTTGCCAAACCCTTTAGGGTCTAAATAGTGCTTGAGCTTTAACTCACTCATCTCGTGGGCCAATGTCCCTTCTCGTGCATATACAGATTCTTTGTCCGGAATTCCATCCTCCATCTGTACACTACCAGGACATGTAGCCCACCTACTAGCACCACTAGCACTAAGCTTTGCATGAGCCCTTTCTTTGTGATTAATATCAGTCATTAAATATCAGCTCCTAATTCTCTTAATTTAAGTGCAAATGCTCCAAAATTATCTTGAGAAAGATGTGCTAATGATATTGCGTTGAATTGCTGTAGCAACGCTTGTAATTGAGCAATTTTGCCTCCTTGAACAAGAGCAGCTGAAGCACGTTGAATATCTTCTAATGTATAAGTTTTTTCGCTAACCGGTACTGCAGGTGTAACTGGTTGTGTTGGTGCTGTAGGCTCTACTGGTGTAACTGGTTGTGTTGGTGCTGTTGGCTCTACTGGTGTAACTGGTTGTGTTGGTGCTGTAGGTTCTACAGGTGTAATTGGATGAACAATATCCGGAGTTACAACTTGAGGAATTCCTGCATAAGATCCTTTTCCTAATTTAGAAAGAACATCTTCCAATAAAACTACATCTTCTTTACTTGCTATAATCACATTTACATTTACGTTTAAATCCATTTTTCTAATCTCCTTTAATACTTTCATTTTTTATGTCTTCCCATTCAAAGACTTTATTATCTAATATATCCATTGCTTCTCTCAGCCTTCTTCTTTCTAAACTATCAAATTCAAACAAGCCTAAGCATTCATCAATTTTATTAGATGTAAATCTTAATTCTTTTAATTTATCTGTTAGCCTCGTGTTTGCCATTACGTCTTTCCTCTTTTTCTTTAATAAAATCTTCTAACATTTTTAATCCATTTAGATGAATTACTTTAATATTCTTATCTTTAATTAGATCCATCTCCTGGTCATTTAAAAGGCTGTGCAGCTTATCAAATGGGCTGAAATCTTCTTGATGATTAGTTTCTTCAGAACGTTTCTCACTAGCTTTTACACCTTCTATATCATTCAGCCAAAATTCACAATATCTAATTATTTTATTGATGTCATCTTTTGGGTTATCATGCTTTCTATTAGCTCTTATTCCATATTTCAGTATGTTAGCTTGGCACACACTGCCAAAATCTTCTACTACTTCCTGAATCAAATCTATTGTTTCAAAATTTCCAAATTTATAGTGATTTGGGTTAATATTATCTTTTGCCACTTGCAATTTCTCCTTTTTTATGTTATTTTATAGTTGAAAATTTAATTAAGTAGTCGTTGTTTTAAACGGCTATTTTTTATTTAATATCCCTCTTTTTGGCGTTGGATATTTACCATTGATTTTTTCTTATAAGCTTCAAACAGCTCATCTAATGAGTAATAAAGCATTGCTATATCAAGAATTAGCTCTAATGCAAATTCAGAAGTTTGTATATAAACAGTATTACCAACTCTTTTATTAAATAGATATCCTGTTTCAATCTCATTTAACATTGCTTTTTTGTGATCTCTATTAGAAATTCTTTTTAGAATGAATCTACATCTCTCTATGCTGTAAACATGTCTATCATCATTAAGTAAAGATAATGTAAAAGCTAAACAATCAGCTAACTCATCTAGTTGTTTTTCTCTAGAAGTTTTATTTAACTTCCAATCTTTGAAAAGTCCTATAGCGTTGTACCATTCATGAAACTCCTCACAAAGAGCTGTTTCTATATGTTGCCTATTCCATATCTTGATATGGCTGTCTACTTTTCTTTGCAATTCCTGAAGCTCAGTTAATGTTTTATGTAATTCAAATTTATTCATATCAGCCTCCTAATTAAAGTATTTTTTAGCAAAATCCTTATCAAATAAGAATTGAATTATTGCTATTAATCCTGTTGCTAACCCGCCTATTAATTGCCAATCTACATTTGTTAATGTTAAGAAGCAAAAACTCACAACGGCCACAGTCCAGTAAATAACGTTTAATTTATCTTTTTTAATTTTTCTTTTAAGCATTTTGTCGTTCCTTCTCTCTATTTTTTTGGTTTATATAGTTATAAATTCTTACCTTGTTGTAAGTCTTATTAGTTGTTAGT